TGGATAATAGAATTATTTTAGGAGGCAATCGTTTATTTTTTCTAGAGCCTTTAGAGTCTACTGCTATTCAGGCTTATTTATTCTGGGCGCGTAGTGTCTGGGACTGGATTATAGAAGAAAAAGCGGCTCCCGATCTGATTACCAATAAATTTCATACCTACGTAGATCAAACCCAAAATTTTATTATGTGGCATTATATGTATGGTTCAAAATATAATACTCCTTTCTGGAAAGCAGCTCAAAAACTTAAAATTAAGGATCCTCTTTTTGGTCATCTTTTAAGCTACATTAAACAATCTTCTATGATAGAATTAAGAGACCAGAGAATTGCTTTGCATGACGCTTCGTATGGCCAGTGGGTTCCATGGAATTTTAAATGCTGGCATGATGGAATGACAAAATGAAAATTAAAAATTTAAATAGGTTTCAGAAATTTAAAAATATAGTAAACGAATGTTTACTAAATATGAAAGAAGTAGTTAAAATAGCTACTAAAGATCCTGAGAATACTGAAGCGATTATTAATCGCAATCAAAAAGTTCCTTTTACTCCTGATCGATTGAACGAATTAAGCTCTTTAATTATAAAAGAGAATCTAATGGAGAATAAAAGAATAAGAAAATGGAGCGATTATTTTAGTAAAGCTCATCCGGATATTCATTATGCTCACCGAGACGTTCATATTTATTACAGCCCCACTATTCACGCTGCTACCTTTAAAGAGCATATGGATAATTCAATTAACTTTATTGTACAATGTGAAGGGTATAGTAGATGGACGGTCCATGGAATTGAAATGTTATTAGAACCGCAAGATGTTCTTTATATTCCTTGTCGAACTACTCATCGCTGTATTCCATTATCAAGGAGGCTATCTTTAAGCTTTGCTTATTGGAGAGACTAATGGCTAGTTGTACATCTATATTTCCTTTACCTTTTTATCGTTCGGATAAATATCCTTTTACTAAGGATCATCTTAAGTACATTAAGACTTATCGAAAGAAAACCTACAAGAATAAAGGAGGAAATTATATTACTAATGAGTCCTATGTTCTTCAGGATAATAACTTTGACTACATGAGAACGTTTATTCAACAACAATTAGATATTTATAGCTATGACATATTGAAAATGAAACGGACTCAGAGATGTTATGTAACTCAATCATGGTTCAATTTTAATCCTAAAGGATCTACTCACCACATGCATGGCCATCCAAATAGTTTAATTAGCGGAACCTTTTATCTTCAAGGAGAAGAGAATACAGGATGTCAGATAGACAGAGGACATGGAAATGCAGTGTTTCCTTATATGACTTTAGATGTCGCAGAATCTAATTCTTTTAATGAACAATATGTAATGATTGAGAATAGTCTTCATACGTTATGTTTGTTTCCTTCTAAACTACAACATGAAGTAGAAGTTAATAATAATAAAACAGAAAGAATAACACTGGCCTTTAATTGCTATGTGGGAGGAACCTTAGGCTTAGTAAACCATCGATCATTATTAAAATTATAATGGGTACAAGAAAAATTATCGTAGATCGCGATATCTTCAGGCCAGAAGAGCGCCAGTTTATTAGTGAGACTATTTTAGGAAATGATTTCCCTTGGTACTTCAACCGTGATTCCACTCCGAATGATGGAGCCTTTTACTTGAGTCATCAACTTGTTCAAAGACCTGAGCACCGTCCTGAATCTTCCACCAATGTATTTAATACCAGACGATTTTATCATGCTGGATTAACAGAAGCGTGGTTGAAAATATCTAAGCGCTTCATTAAAAAACATAAGCTTCCTTTTAAAGAATTTTTAAGAGCTTCTATAAACATGACTCTTCCCCAAAAAATTCTTCAATGTCCAGAGCATCAGGACCATCATTTTTCTTACTATCAAATCATTTTTTATCTTAATACTGTTGATGGGGATACGGTTCTATTACACAAAGGAAAAGAACATAGTCGAATTACTCCCGAAGCTTTTAAGGCCGTTGGTTTTAGCGATTACTATAGCCATTATGTTATTCATCCCACCGAGGGTAAAAGGGTAATAATGGTGGTGACTTTTCATTGATCTAAAGGGTGTGATATAATACGAGCCATAAAATATACTCAATATGGCACTTAGAAAAATAGCATTACAGCCGGGTTTCAATAAACAAGACACCCCTACTCAGGCCGAAGGTCGATGGATTGATGGGGATAATGTGCGTTTTCGTTATGGGTCTCCTGAAAAAATAGGAGGATGGGAACAAACAGTTAATAAACGTCTAGTGGGAGCAGCTAGAGCTCAACATACTTGGGCCGATTTAGATGGAAATAAATATTCCGCGATAGGAACTAATAAAATGTTAGCTCTTTATTACGGAGGAGCCTTTTATGATATTACTCCTTTTGCTAATACCGTTGCGACTTGCACTATTACTACTACAACCAGTTCCAGCACAGTCACCATCGATAAAACTTCTCATGGTTTAGACACTGGGGATTTATTAAAATTTGCTAATGTAACTTTAACGGCCGACACGAATTTTACGACTGCTGAATTTACAACAAACGTTTTTGAAGTGGTAGCTGATACCGCTAATAGTTTTAATGTCGTTATGGCTACAACCGAAAGTGGATCAGGTATGTCAGCAGCAGGAAATGTTGATGTCAAACCTTACGCTGTGGTAGGACCAATTACTCAAACTATTGGGTATGGTTGGGGAACCTCAACATGGGATGCAAGTACATGGGGGACGGCTCGAGCAGCCTCAGGTGTAACTATCGATCCTGGAAATTGGTCATTGGATAATTTTGGAGAAAAATTAGTTGCCACGATTCATAATAATAAAACGTATGAATGGGACCCTTCTGCAGCTAACCCTCTCGAAACACGAGCCACGGTCATCGCTACTAATCCTACTGCTTCAGTCATGACCATTGTATCGGATCGTGATCGTCATCTTATTCATTTAGGAACTGAAACAACCATTGGCAGTGTAGCCACACAAGATAAAATGTTTATTAGATTTTCAAATCAAGAAGACTTCACCGACTATGTTCCAACTTCTACTAATACCGCTGGAACTATGCAATTAGACCAAGGCACTCAAATTATTGGAGCTGTACAAGGTAAAGACTATACATTTATTTTAACAGATAAAGCAGCTTACATTATGCAATTTGTTGGTCCTCCTTTTACATTTAGTATACGACAAGTTGGATCAGGATGTGGAGCAATGGGTCCTCATTCCATGGCGTTTGCTAACGGGCGCGTCTTTTGGATGAGTAATTCAGGAGGATTCTTTATGTTTGATGGAACTGTTAAGTCTCTTGCTTGTCTGGTAGAAGATTTTGTTTTCACTACAACAGGAAGTAATTTAGGAATTAATGAAGACTCAGGAAGTAATTTAGTTTTTGCTGGTCATAATAGTTTGTTCACTGAAGTTTCTTGGTTCTATCCTAAATATGGATCCAGTCAAGTTGATAGAGTGGTAACCTATAATTACAGTGATAATTTATGGACGACTGGAAGTTTAGCTCGAACAACATGGGCGGATTCAAACATTTATAGTTTACCTTTTGCTACCGAATTAAGCACCACAGCTCTTCCTGATTTTCCAACCGTTAATGGTGTTACCGCAGGAGCATCCACAATGTATTTCCAAGAAACAGGAGTTAATGCTGTTACCAAATTTACCACAGGAACCGTAACCACAGCAGTTTCCTCTTCGTTAACATCAGGTGATTTTGATTTAGACGTTGATGGAGATGGAGAATACTTTATGAGTGTAAGTCGTTTCATTCCAGATTTTAAAATCTTAAGTGGAACTTGTAATGTCACTATCGATCTAAGAAACTTTCCAAGCGTAACAGCAGCGAGCTCTCCGTTAGGACCTTTTAATGTGAGCTCAGCTACCACTCAAGTTAATACTAGAGCACGAAGTCGATCAGCCGCGTTTAAGATTGAAACAGCTAATGTGGATCAAAACTGGAGATTTGGTTTATTTAGATTTGATTCACGACCCGATGGAAGAAGATAATGGCTAAAATTACTGTACAAATCCCTCAACCTTCAACAGAGTATGAACCTTCCAATCAACAACAAATTGGAGAATCAATTGATACTCTTAAGAATCAATTGAATACTAGCTTTCAAAACGATCTGAAACAAGAAACAGAAACTTTTAATTGGTTTATGATGAAATGACAATTCAATATAAAAATGCTGGTTTTGATTTAACCACAACAAATTTAACAACCTGTTTAACTATGGATACAGGCTCTCGAGCTATTATTCAAAATGTTCAACTAGCTAATACTTCTTCGGGAGCGATTATTGTACAGTCTAAATTTTATGATCATTCAGCTACAGCGACTTATCAAATTAGTACTGAATCTTTATCCGCCGGGACTACGACTAATATAGCAGCCGGGGTTTTAATTTTAGAAGAGAGTGATGCTTTAAAAATACAATGTGCAGCGACTTCTAATGTGGCAAAAGGTGTCATTTCGTATGCTCAAGTAGATCGTTCTAACGAAAATGGGTAGAAAGAAACCTTTATTTGGTGTATCTAATTATAAGAAACGTACCAGAAAAAAAAGACCTGGGCGTCACGCGAAAAGTTATGGAAAACGGATCCCGAAAAGATCCAAAAAAAGAGGACAAGGATGAAATATAAAGACTTTGATGGAAAAAAATATCCGGTTCAACTAGTGGATGGAGAAGAAGTTCCTGTAGTCCCAGCAATGGCTAAAGAAATAGTTAAGAATAAACGAACGGGGCAGACTTATAAATCTAAAATAGATTTTGATAAGGATGTCAAGGACCCTACCACTAGCACTAAAGCTGAGGATTTTCAACAAGACGTTGAAATAACAGTTGCATCTTTGACAGTTTTTGGTAAAACCAAAAAATAATGCAACCTTATGGTGGAACTGAAATTCAATTAGACTATCTTCGTAAATATTCTGAGCAAGCTCTTTACGATCGAGTTCAAATTACCACATCGGTTCCTGAAAAGGAACCTTTGCATCCCTTACGTCCTAATGTTCTTTGGATTAAAAACTCCTATGACCAACCTAACGTAGCTCCCTGGTTCAAACAAAAAGAAAACCATAGTAAATATGATTGGTACGTTTTTAATTCTCATTGGACCTACGAAAAATTCAGATACTTTTTTAATGTTCCAGATACTCGCTCGTTAGTTATTAAAAATGGAATTGACTACGAGGAGTTAAAATTAAAAACTGATTTTACTTTTAAACTTCCCCTTAAATTAATTTATTTTTCCACCCCTTGGCGTGGCCTCGATGTCCTTCTAGATGCTATGGAGCTCTTAGAAAAAGATAAGGATATAGAGTTAGATGTTTATTCCAGTACTCTTATTTATGGAGCTGCTTTTAAAGAACATAATGACCAAAAATTTATTCCTCTTTATGATAAAGCTAAAAAACTTAAAAATGTGAATTATAAAGGTTATTGTCCTCATGCCACTCTCCTTACTAAACTTAAAAATTATCACATGAATGTTCATCCCTCAACCTTTGAAGAAACTTTTTGTATTTCCGCGATGGAATCTTTAGCGGCTGGCTGTATGCTCCTTACTACCAATCTAGGAGCCATCTATGAAACCTGCGCAGAGTTCCCTATCTATGTCCCTTATAGTACGAGTAAAAAATATTTAGCTCATCAATTTGCTGCCTCCATTAGTGATGCTAAAGAGATTTTAAAAGGAGAGCACATTAAAGAGCATTTACAATTTCAACAACAATACTATTTTCGGTTCTATAATTGGAGAATCATTGGAGGATTCTGGAATCGATTTTTAAAAGGAGCACTTAATGCCAGACACGCGGAAAGAGAAGAAACAGAAAAAAGAGCAGCCACAAAATAAACCTTCTTACAACGGATTATTTGTAGCTACCCCATGCTATGACATGTTGACCTTACACTATGTTAAATCGTGTTTAGATCTTCAAAAAGAATGTCTCATGAATAAGATTAATATTACTTTTCAGCTTATGAAAAGTAGCTTAGTTACTCAAGGACGAAACCTCTGTGTAGCTTCTTTTCTTAACTCGAATGCCGAGGCGATGGTCTTTATTGATTCGGATATATCCTTTAGTGTGCGTTCCATCTATCGTTTGTTTAGTTCCCCCTATGAAATTAGTATGGTGGCCTATCCTATGAAAACGGTCAATGCCGATAAATTTTATCAAGATAATCTTAAACGACCTTCCGATCATCCGGATACAAAAGGCTATATTTTTCCAGTAGAATTACCTGATATTAATAAAATTGATGTTCAAAAAGGCTTTTGTGAAATTAAAAAAGGTCCAGCCGGTTGTATGATGGTTAAACGGTCAGCTTTTGATAAACTCATTAAACAGTATCCGGAATTAACCATTAAACAAAAAACTTTAATTAATGGTAAAATGACTGATCGTCCTAATTATTATAACTTTTTTGATACCTATTGGGATCCCAAAGAAAAAACTTCCTTAGGGGAAGATTTTTACTTCTGTAAACTGTGGACCAAAATGGGAGGTAAACTTTGGTGTTTAGCCGATGAAGAAATCTCTCATGTAGGAGAAAAGATGTATCGGGGTAGTTTGATGCAAGAGTTTAAACAGGCTTCTCCTAGTCAACCTCAGCCAGGTACTCCATTTACCATGGAAAAGGACCCTAAAGCATCCTAGCACCGTATTGATAAGACGCCCCAATCACTGTAAAATAAGAAATACTTAAGTATTTATTATGGATCCATTTACATTAGCATTGGCCACTTTTGGCGTACAAAAACTACGGGGAAAATCAACCGGACGTTCGTTTCGAGATGCCCTTTTAATGGGAGGAATAGGTCAATTTGCAGGTACTATGGGGATGCCTCATATGCAAGCATTTGGTCAAGGAGCTCATTCTATTCCAGGAGCTACAATGGGAGCTCAATTAAGAAATACTAAAGCAGCTACAATGGCATTAGGAGCCCCTCAAACTACAGGTACTATGATAGGACAAGGCCCTTTACATGGTGTAGCTCCTAGTTCTAAAGCGGCCATGACATCGGACGCAGCTTATAAACTACCCAAAGGAAATCCAGTTAAATCTGGCGGGGGTATTAAAGGTTGGTGGGACAGATTGGACACACCCGCTAAACTTGGATGGGGTTCAGCAGCCGTAGTTGGCGGGGGAGCTTTATTAGATGATGAAGAACCTTATAAATTTGATGAGACCCCTTACAAAGAAGCTTATGCAAAACAAAAAAAATTAACAGCTGGCTTAAGTAAGCGAGCAACCTACGATAGCTCTCCTTTATATTCTAGTGAAAATTTATATTCTTATAAAACGGGAGGCTTAGCTTCTCTACCTGTTAAAAAATTTGCTCAAGGTGGCGTTAGTTATATGCCTTCTAAAATGACTCACGATGAAAAAGATTATAATAATTATTTAAAAGCTTCAGGTTATATTGAAGACGCTAGTGGTGCCGGTGATATAAATAAAGACACTATTTTAGCTCAATTAGCTGATGGAGAATTTGTTTCTCGTTCAGCTGCTATTTTAGGAGCTGGTATTATTGAAGGCGCGAGTCCAAAGGATGAAAAAGAAATGCGTAAAAAAGGCGCTGACTTTTTCTATAAACAACAAGCTAAATTTAAAAGAATTTTTGATTTACTCGATGCTAGCAAGAAAAAAACACATTAAAAAAGAAGTTAATGTTCTTTATATTGAACCTAAAGAACTAGATCATTACTGGGGTCTAGTTCATTTCATGTTAGTAGAAGGTTTAAACTTTGATGGTAATCCTATGTCACTTAAACATCTTAAAGAAAAAATAAGTACAGGGGAATATCAATTATTTATGATGTTTGGATCGGATGATGGCGAAAAATATAAAGTCTTTGGATGTTTCGTTACTCGTATCCAACAGTTACCTAACTTCAAACAGATAGAAGTTATTTTATTAAAAGGAGAAAAGAGAGAATATTGGCAAAAAGCAGCAGCAAAGACGATTGAAAATTTAGGAAGACAATATGGCTGTCAGCGCGTAGCTGTTTTAGCGCGACCAGGATGGAAAAATTTTTTAGAACCATTTGGTTGGAAAGTTAAACGTTATTTATATCAAAAGGATTTAAAATGAGTTTTATATTTGGAGGCGGATCATCAGGCGGTGGTGGCGGTGGAGCTACAACCGGAACACAAACAACCATTGCTAGAGAAGCACCAGAAGTAGAAGCACGTAAACTCTCACTTTACGATGAAGCTTTAAAACTTGCTCAAACACCAGTTCAATTACCAGCTTATCAAGTTGCCCCACCCACAGCGCTTGAACAAACAGGATTTGGATTAGCGGGTACGGGTGTAGGAACGGGAGCTGCAGCACTGACTACAGGACTGGGTCAATTAGGAACTGCAATGCAAGCCCCAACAACCGCGGGCCTCGCTCCTTATTTTAATCCTTATGAATCTTATGTGACTGATGAAATTAATCGTCAAGCTCAAATGAGACAAAACGAATTATCTGCTCAAGCGGTAGCGTCCGGAGCTTTTGGCGGAGGACGAGAAGGTATAGCTTCAGCTGAATTAGATAGAGCAAGACTTAATCAAATTGGACAGCTCCGAGCTCAAGGTTTTCAAACTGCGCTGGGAGGTTTTCAAAGACAACAACAGATGGGAATGGCAGGAGCTCAAATGTATGGTCAACTCGGCCAACAACAACAAGTGATGAACCAAGCCGACATTTCTAGTGTATTACAAGCTGGAGGAATTCAAAGACAACTAGGACAACAAGCGTTAGATGCACAACGTATGACAGGATTACAAAGACAATATGAACCTTATCAAAGATTAGAATTTATGAAAGGCTTGATGACCAATCTTCCAACAGGCCAGAGTGCGATGACAGCAACCACGGCTCCCGGAACTAATCCTTTAGCGCAAGCTGCCGGAGCAGGTATCGGAGCATACGCTGCTTATCAAATGGCTAACAAACCTCAACAAATCAAGATGGTATAATGATATGGATGACAAGACATTACTCCGACCATTATTCCGACAGAAGGCACTTCACGTCAAACAAATAAAAACCAACAGCATTCCTCAATATGCAGTTGGAGGAATTATGTATGGGCTAGGTCAACTAGTAGGCCGAGCCGGTCCTTGGGCTGCAAGAGCTTGGAGAGGAGCTAAAGCAGGAGCAGGACCAGCATGGCAAGCAAATAAAAAAGGAGTCGGTGCTACTTACAAACATCCTTAATCTCAAAGATGAATCTTAGGACTAGAAGCTGCTGGTGTTGGTGCCGGTG